GCCAATGGTGAATTGCCGATGGAATCGGCGCGGGCCATCGCGGGCGCGGCGTTCCCAACGGTTGACCCGATGGTGTTGGATGCGGTGTTTGATCCGTTGCAACGGTTCACGCCGGAACCGATTGAACAAACCAAGGCGCGGGTGCGGCGTGCGTGCGGATCCCCGGCCCACATGGAAACGGATGCGTGCGGCGGGGACCATGACGAAATGAAGGCGGTTCCGGATTTGACACCGCCGGACGCGGTGCGCGAATCGGCGCGGTTAGGTTTGCAATGGCGCGAAGAATACGGGCGCGGTGGCACGGCGGTTGGCGTGGCGCGGGCGCGGGATTTGATGAACGGGCGCACGTTGTCACCGGACACCATCGGGCGGATGGTTTCGTATTTCGCACGCCACGCGGTTGATGCGCAGGCGGAAGGGTTCCATGAGGGTGAACCGGGGTTCCCGTCCGCCGGGCGCATTGCGTGGGAATTGTGGGGCGGTGACGCGGGCCGCGATTGGGCCAACGAAATGGCCGCGTTGATTGATGAGGCGGAAGCGCAGGAAAAGATCAAACCGCCGGGACAATTGACACCCGCGGAATTGGCGCAATTGGCGCGGTTGTTGGAACCGTATTTGGAACGCGAATCCGACGGAATGAAGCCCGAACCGAAATCCGTTGAACGGTGGGAATGGGACGGCCCGGCGTGTGGATGCGTCACGAAGGCGGATTTGCCGCGCACGGATGATGAGGTTGGGAACGCCATCCGTGATGCAATCCGGGTGTGGGTTGAAACCCAATTGGCGGAAACGGTCCGCAATTTGGGGCCGGACATGGTGGTGCGTGTTGATGATTTGTCACGGCAACAATTGGCGGACGCGTTGAAGGTTGGCATTGAAGCGGCGTTCAACACGGGCGCAAAAGAAACATTGGAAGCAATGCGGCGCACCGACATTCGGCCGTTGCAATCGGACGCGGCCCGGCAATATGTGGAACGGTACAATTTCAATTTGGTTCGTGGTGTCACGGACACAATGCGGAACCAATTGCAAACGGAAATTTCCCGCGGGATTGAGGCGGGCGAAACCCGGAACGAAATCCAACAACGGTTGTTGGACCGCGTTGATGACATGTCATTGACACGTTCCCGCGTGATTGCCAACACCGAAACGCCGCGGGCCGTCCAACATGGCGCACTTCAACAATCGGTTGAGGTTGGCATACGGGGCAAATCGTGGAACATTTCGGGCAATCCGTGTGGGTTGTGCCAAGGCGCGGACAACGCATTGCGCGGCAAGGTCACGCCCGCGGGTGAACCTTTCTTCCGTGCGGGTGATGTGATCAACGGAACGGATGGCGTGACATATACCATGACAATGGACGTGATGGTTGCGGCGGACATCCACCCGCAATGCCGGTGTGGAACCACGCGAATTGATGAGGGCGAATAATGAACAAGGCAATGAACGAATTTGCGGCCGCGGCGTTTGAACGGTTGGCGCGGAAACACTACCGGGCGTTCAAATCCGGCCGTTTGTTTATGAAGGCCACCGCGGACATGGGCGGGTTTGTGGTTCCCACACCCGATGACAAACCCGTGCAAATCCGCGCCTATGCCACCCGGCCAACGGTCGATTTGGAAGGTGATGTGGTTTTGCCGCGTGGAATGAACGCGGAATATTTCAAGCAAAACCGCACGTTGTTTGTTGATCACGAATACAACGCCATGAGTGCGGTGGGCAAATTGCGCAACATGATTGTGGACACGTCCGGCGTGATCGTTGAATCGGTGTTGGTGAACAATCCCGGGAACCCGTTGCGGAATCAAATTGAGGCGTTGGCGCGGGCCGGGAACATCGGCCAATCAATCGGATTTGAAGCGGTGGATTACGGGCCACCAACGCCCGATGAACAAAAGGCGTTCCCTGATGCGCGGATGATTCACCGCCAATGGCGGTTGTTGGAAGTTTCCTATACGGCCATGCCGATGAACGGCGCGTGTCAATCGGATTTCACCCCGGCGGCCGCGGACGTTGCACCGGGCAAAACCGTAATTATCATTTGAGTTGTTCGCCCCGATACCCGTTGCCGTCCGCATGTGCCGACGGCAACCGCAACCCGGCGCAAACGAATTGTGTTGAGGGTTGCAAACATGAATTGGAACATGATTGTGAAGGCCGTGCAGGCCGAAGGGTACAAGGGCGCGTCCGATGACGCGGCCGCGGTTGATGCGTTTGTGAAGTCAAACAACATCGTGATCAAACACAACGGCAACACCGTTGACGTGATGGAAGCGCACAAGGCAAAACCCGTGCGTGAAATCAACGTGGTTGATGAACGCGTGGACGAAATCGCGGGCGAAGTGGAGCGCATGAAGTCACGCGCCCGCGGCGCGGCGGCCGTTCACACCGCCACCGTGAATGATGACGCGGCCCCGGCCACGTTCAGCATTGGAAACGCCACGCGCAAGAAGTATGATCGGGAAGCGAAATCCGGCCGCGATTATGCCGGACCGAAGCGCACCGCATTTGGTTCCGCGGATGAGGCGGAATTGTTCGGCGCGTGGGTGAAATGCGCGGTGATTCCGCAGGTTGCCACCGCGGATGATCGGGCGATTGTGGCCAAGGCGAACATCGGAACCACGGCCACCCTTGGTGGTTCAACGATCCCCGATATCTTCGTCCCCCAATTGATTGATTTGCGCGAAACCCGCGGCGCGGCCCGGCAGGTGTTGGACGTGATGACCGTTGGATCGGACGTTGTGCAAATGCCACGCCGCACCGGTGGCGTGACGGTTTATTGGCCGGGTGAAGGTGGTTCCATCACGGAATCAAACCCCACCACCAATTTGGTGCAGGTCACCGCCAACAAGATGACCGCACTTACCTATGTGTCCAACGAATTGTTGAACGATTCGGCCATTTCGTTTGCTGATTTCGTGGCGCGTGAACACGCGTACGCAATGGCCGACAAGGAAGATGAAGCGGTTTTCAACGGTGATGGGACATCCACATACGGTGGTCACACCGGATTCCGTTCAAAGATCGGAAGTCTTTCCGGAACGGTTGCGAATATTGCCGGATACGTTGTTGGCAGTGGTTCGACGTTTGCAACGTTGACGTTGCCCGATTTCGAAGCGGTGGTTGGCCGTGCGCCTTCCTACGTTGATTCGGCAAACCCGGTGTGGGTTGTTCATAAGGAATTTTATTGGAATGTGATGGCGCGTTTGGCGTTGGCCGCGGGCGGTGTCACGTCCATTGAGATTGCAAACGGAATCCGCCAACCGATTTTCTTGGGCGCACCGGTTGTGTTCTCTCAGGTCATGCCGCGCCTTTCCGCGGGAACCACTATTTGTGCGTTGTATGGTGCGTTCAACCTTGCCGCGAAGGCCACGCAGGTTGGCGGCGGCATGCAAATTGCCACGGATGCGTCCGTTGGTTTTGCATCCGACACCACCGCGTTCCGCGGCGTGAATCGTTTCGGTGTCACCGTTCACGATGTGGGCAATGCGTCCGCCACGCCCGCGTCCCGCGTCCCCGGCGCGGTTGTTTGTTTGGCCACATCGTAATTGATAGAAAGTGAGGGTTTCGCAATGATTGACATGCAAAACGTGAAATTGCAAAAGATGATTGTTCCCATCGACGCAAACGGAACAACCGTGACGGATACGGAAGTTGATACGTTGGGTTTTCATTACCTTACGGTCATTGTGCAATTGGGCAATGTGGCGGCCAACATGACCACACTAAAATTGCAGGAATCGGACGCATCCGGATCAGGTGAATCCGATTTCACCGGAAGCGCGTTCACCGCGCCCACGGCCGCGGGCGGTGACAATGACGTGTTGGTGGCGTTCGTGGATTTGCGCAAGCGCAAGCGGTACATTTCCATTGTTGCCACCGCGGGTGCGGGTGCGACGTTGATTTCGGCAATCGGTATCCTGAGCCGCGCCGAAGTCACGGCGACGTCCGCAACCGAACGCGGCGTTGATGAACAGTTGATTGTGTGATTTGATGCTTTCCCTTTCGTACCCGTGGCCGCGGTGAAAACCCGCGGCCCGGGTTTGTCGGATGGTTGATTGAGGGCGCACACCAAAGGGGTTGCACATGGGCGCGGGCAAACGTGTTGGGCAGGATATTTCGGGCGGTGGCGTTCAATATTCGGCATATGCCCAAACGGAATGGGCAATCATCCACACCGATTTGAAGGCGGCCAAACCCGCGGATTCGGTGTTGTTGAGGCCCGCCACGTATTCGGATACGAATGTGCGCCCGGTGCGCGTGCCACCAACCGCGTGCCGCGTGTTGTTGCGTGCGCGATATGCCACGGCCATTTCCCTTGTCGGCACAAATCCAATCATGGCGGTTTATGGTGTTTACGGTCCGGAGTCCGGATATACGGAAAGCACGGGCGCGTTTGCCGATGACGGAACCATGCGGTTCATTCGTTTGGATTTGTCCATAGGTTATTCAGGTGCAACAACCGGCGCGTATTCGTGCGGAATGGACGCAACAAACGATTTGCGGGACGGAACATACAAATACGGTGCAATTGCGGGCGATTATGCCGGGAACAATTCCGCGGTGGCATCCGGATTGGATTTGCGCGGGTGCAAATGGGTGTTTGCGTTGACGGTCACGCCCGCATCCGTCACGGGCGCGGGTGCGGTGGAATTGGAAGCGGGATTCATTTCCGCACCGCCAATGCCATATTCCGTGGTTGTTTGAACCGGGGGTGAACGTTGGCCATTGTCACGTTGACCGAATACAAGACGCATGCGGGAATCACGGGAACCGCGGACGATACCCGTTTGCAAGATATTTTGGACGAAGCCCACGCCGCATTGCGGCGCATGTGCAACCGCGATTTGTCCAACGGGTTTGAATCGGCCACCCGAACGGAAGATTATGAAACGGATTCGGGTGAGATTGGATTGCGGGAATTTCCAATCACATCCATCACATCCATCACGCCAATCAACGATGACAACACGTTGGGTGATGCGGTCGATTCCACCAAATACCGTGTTGATTTGCGGTTTGGGTTGGTCACATACAACGGAACGCAAAACGGCCGCGTGATTCGTGACGCGGATTCGGACCGTGAAGTGTTGTCAACGTGGCAATGGTCACCGCGGTGGAACCGCGTGCGCGTGGTTTATGTTTCGGCCGCGCCCGCGGCGGATGTCAAAGGCGCAATCAAACGCATGGTTGATGGTTTGTACGCATCCGTCCGCATGGACCGCGGGTTGCGTTCGCAATCGTTGGGCGGGTGGTCGGTGACATATGCCACGCCGGATGAGGCGGCCAAGGCCCAAATGTCATTGATGCAAACCTTCCGCGGCGCGGGGGTGTTGTGACATGCCGATGTTGCCGCCATCATCCATGCCGGTTCCGACATGGTTTCTTCGGCAAACCGCAACGATTCAAACCCGCACCGCCGGGCAGGAAACATCGGGCGCGTACGAATTGACCAATTCAACAACGTACACGGTGGCGTGTTGCGTCCAACCCAATTCATCGTCGGACGCGTCGATTTACAAACGCGAAACGGGCCGAACGTTGTTCACGATTTACCTGGGACCGAAAACAACCACGGGCGTTGTCACGTCAACCATTGTGAACCACATTGCAACGGTGACGGTTGATTCGGTGGTTTATCAGGTCGATGGGGAACCGTTGGATTTGTGTTCCAACGGTGTTGTGTTCCAATTGAACGCGTTTCGGGAAGTGTGAACCAATGCCGCGGTTTGATTTCTCAAATTGGCAACCGTTCATCCAAGTTACGAAACGGGCGGCCACGGTTGGCGTTCAACGCATGGCGGAACGCGTGGTGCGGCATGTGCAGGAATCATTCCCGGCCGTTGGCAAATACGGAACGTCACCCGTTGGAACGCCACCCGCAAAACATTTGGGCGCGTTGCGTGATTCGATCACATACCAAATGCGTTCACCGATTGTGGCGCGTGTTGGTTCGTCAATCAAATACGGTGCGGTGCATGAATTCGGAATGACAATCCGACCGGTGAACAAACAATATTTGCGCGTTGCGGTCAATGACCAAGCGCGTGAACTGAATTTGAAATCGGCCACATTGGGTTTGCGGCAAATCGGGCCGTTCCGTATCTTCAAATCACGGAAGGGCAATTTGATGGCCGTGGGTGTCGAAAAGGTCAAATCCACGCAATACGTCACCAATGCGGCAGGAAAGCGCGTCACGCGGAAGGTGGCCGACGTCCCGGTGTTCGTATTGAAGAAGTTTGTTCGGATGCCCAAACGTCCGTTCATGGCCCCGGCTTTGGCGTGGTCCCGGAACAATGCCGCATTGCAATCCGCGTTTGTGCGCGGGTTGAAGGAAAGTTTGAAAGAAAGCGGATTTTCAATCACGGTGCGGGGTGTCAAATGAACGGGGCAGTTGTGGCGCGGGCGGTATTGTCACGGATTCAGGCGGATTCCACGTTGTATTCGGGCGGTGCATGGACCGCGGCGTGCGCGGGCGGTGTGGCGTTCAACCGCGGGAATCCGTCAACGTTGGTTTATCCGTTCATCGTGTACGGAATCACATGGACCGCCGACAACAATTTCACGGGCATTGAGGGTGCGTGCAATTTGACGTTTTCCATTTATGATGAGGA